CGCATACCGGGGCTGACGAACGCCGAGCGCGAAGCGCGCAACGCCGAGCTGATCCGCGACAAGCTGCGCGGCCAGGGCTGGACCTACCTGACCGCCAAGTACAACCTCACCGAGCGCCACTGCAAGGACATCTACCAGACGTGGCGCGAGCAGAACCAGGCGACCTACCAGGGCCGCGATCCCATAGCCATCGTCCACGGGATGCTCGACCGGCTGGAGGCGTGGGTGGAGCAGCTCGCCGAGGTCGCCGACAACACCGCCACCGAGGCGACCGAGATCGCCGCCATCAACGCGCAGATGAACGCGCTGACCCGCACCGCCGAGCTGATGCAAGCGACCGGCATCCTCCCGCACGACCTCGGCACCCTGCGCCTCGAACTGGACGTGCAGACGCTCGCTGTCCGGCTCGTGACGGTCCTGACCGAGCAGGGAGCAACCCCGGACATGAAGCGCGCGATCCTCGACACACTTCGCGCAGATGCGGTGCAGCAGCCCCAGGTGTCCAACGGAGCGGGCTGACGGGTCCCGCTTCTGCGCGGCGCACCGTGACCAGTTCGCAGCAATGGCCGTCCGGATCACCAAGGACAACGCCAAGCTGATGCGCTCCGGCAAACGCCCACCCGAGAAACACTGCGAGTGGCGCGACTGCCCTGACCGGGCGCTCCCGCGCGAGAACTACTGCGACCGGCATCTCAAGGAGATCGAGCGGTGGCGCTGAAGCTCGACGTGCGCGACAGCTTCAAGATGAGCGTCACCGACGCCTTCTGCGACGCGCTGCAATCCGACCTCGACGCCTTTGCGCACAGCCGCGCGAGCTTCCTCGACTGGGCGATCAAGGTCCCCGAGTCCAAGGGCCCGCTCGACTTCGCCCGTTGGCCGTTCCAACGCGAACTCTACGAGCAGGGGTTCGATGACAAAGAGGTAGTCGTGATGAAAGCCACCCAGCTCGGGATGAGCGCGTGGCTCGTCCGCTGGGCGCTGTGCTGGGCCGACATGCACGCCGCCCGCGTGCTGTACATCTTCCCCCGCGAACGGCAGCTCCTCGACTTCTCCGACGGCCGCATCAAACCGCTGATCCTCGGCGAGTACCTCAAGACCCGCGTGCCACCGGCGTCCGTGATGAACAAGACCCTGAAGTCCGTGGGGCTCGGGATCTGCTACTTCCGAGGGTCCGAGGCCGAGGCCGGGCTGGAGTCCATCGACGCCGACGCCCTGTGCCTCGATGAGCACGACCTGCTTGTCCAGGCGCACATCCCCATCGCCGAGCGTCGCGTCGGCGGACAAGACTCCCTCGGGCTGATCCGCCGCGTCGGATTCCCAACGATCAGCGAGCACGGCATCCACAAGGAGTGGGGCAAGACCGACCAGCGCGAGTGGACCGTCCGCTGCGAGTTCTGCGGCTTCCGGCAGTCGTTGACGTGGGCTGCGAACATCGACTTGGATCGCGGCGGCAGGGTGTGTTCTCAGTGCCGTCGCGGTCCACTGAACGTCGCCGCCGGAGAGTGGGTCGCCACCTACCCCGACCGCGACATGCGCGGCTACCACGTCACCAAGCTGATGCTCCCATCCGAGAGCATCGTCCCCGGCCTGATCCGTGCGTCCCGCGAACAGGTCGCCTACCGCCGCCAGGTGTTCTACAACCGCGACCTCGGCGAACCGTGGGAAGCCGAAGGCGCACGCCTGACCGCCGCGATGATCGCCGCCGCCCAACGCGACTACACCCAGCAGCCTGCCTACGTCGGAAGCAACCCTGTGATGATGGGCGTCGATGTTGCGAGCACCCGCGCGCTGAACGTGTGGATCTCCGAACAGATGACCGACACCCAGGGCCGGGCGCTGCACGTTGGGCTGGTGGACAGCTTCGAGGACCTCGCGAAGCTGATGGACCGCTACCGCGTCGTGATGGCAGCTATCGACCACCTCCCCGAGGGGCGTCTCGCGGCGGCGTTCGCGAACCGCTTCGCCGGTCGCGTGTTCATCGTCAACTACGCCACCGAGCAGCAGAAGGACGTGCTGACCGTGGACGACCAGCAGCGCCGCGCGAGCGTCCGGCGCACCGAGGCGATAGACGCCGCCCAGGAACGCATCCGCTCCCAACGCGAATACCTCCCCCAGGACCTCCCCGAAGCGTTCGTCTCCCAGATGTGCTCCAACGTCCGCTCCGTCGAACAGGACGAGGTCGGCAAGGTCAAGGTGCTCTACCGCGCCGACGGGCCCGACGATTACATGCAGGCGCTTTGCTATAGCATAGTCGCATCGGAATGCTGGTGGATACGTCAACAAGTCGGTCGCGAGGAGATCACAGCCCTGGACGAGATGGAGGAACTGGGGTTCCAGCGTTCCACGCTGAACAACACCGAGTCGGCGGAATACAGCCCCGGACGTGACGACGGCAGCTATGCGCTCGACGGCGACTACCGCGACGGCGGCTACATCGACAGCGACTACCACGACAGCGACTGAGACTCCGTGGACCCGCCGGTTGATCGAGCGGCTGTGGGCGAAGGTTGACGTTCGTGGGCCGAACGAGTGCTGGCCCTGGACGGCCAGCCTGAGCACTGGTGGCTATGGCCAACTGTCGATACAACGAGCGCGAGGCGTCCAGAGGTCGGGGATAGTCCCCCGACTCGTCTACGAGCTGACGCACGGCACGCTGCCGCCGTCGGTCCGACATACCTGCGACAACCCGGTGTGCTGCAACCCCGTGCACCTGGTCGGTGGGACCCAACGCGACAACTCGGACGACATGTACGAGCGCGAGCGGCAGGCGAGCCGACTGACCTTGGAGAGCGTGCGAGCGATCCGTGAGCGCTACCACGCAGGCGAGCGGAGCCGTGCTCTCGCCGACGAATACGGCGTGTCTATCTCGACCGTGCAGATGGCGGTACGGGGCGACACCTGGGATCGCGTCGAGCGTCCCGAGCCGGTTCACGGGCCGGGGCTGTGCAAGTGCGGCTGCGGACAGAGAACGTCCATCGCCAAGATGACGAACAGCGCGAAGGGTCACGTCAAGGGACAGCCGACGCGCTTCATCAAGGGCCACTCCCGCAGGGTGCCTGCCAGCTAGACTAGACGCACGTCGTGTGCTATGCTCGGAGAGCAATCCGACCGAGGAGCACAGCATGACGTGGGATGGGAACGACTACGGGTGGGGCCTGCCCCGCCAGCGCAAGCTGACCGACGACGAGTTGGCTGAGCGCGACCGGCGGCTCGACCTCGCGATGGACACCGAGGATGAGCGCGATGACTAACCACATCACCGCGTTCGCGCTGATCGGCTACGACGGCGACCAGTACATCCGCATCCTGGGAGGCAGGGCGCTCTACGAAACCGTCGCCGTGCGCGACGGCTACTGGGACGGACCCGTGATCCTCCAGCGCCTCGACGTGAAGCCGGACGGTCTGCGGGTCGTCTGCCGCTGGGTCGATCCGCTGACAGCGGTCGAACTCGTGGACAAGACGCACGACGTGTGCTAAGCTCGTAGAGCAAGTTCCGACCGAGGAGAACACGATGGACGATTGGAAGCAGACTCAAGACGACCTTCGCGCTGGCGTCTACGGCGACTGGCGCGAGATCCGCGCCAGGATTGCCGAGGACTTCGCCGCCGAATCGCCGGGGCATGGACTCGGCTCCAGCGATGTCAACCACATCGCCTACGACTGGGTCAAGTCCGGCATGCTGACAAAGCAGACCAAGCTGACCCAGATCGAGATTTTCAGGGTCGCGTACCCCGCCGCGCTCGCAGTCGCCCGCACCGAGGACGCCGACGAACGCCAAGCGAAGGACCGCGCCAACGCCATCGCAGGCGTGATCGGCTCCGCCGTCGCAAACGGCGAAGACCCCGGCGCGTGGTTCAAACCGTCGGTCCGCAACCGCCCCGCGAACGTCGCGGCGGTCGAGGCCGTACGCGCGGCGCTCAGCGCCTAAGACTTCGGCCACCCGGCCGTCGAACAACCAACCAGAAAGGGACTACCCATGAGGAAGTTCATTGTCGTTGCCACGGCAGCGCTCACCATCGCCGTACCCGCAGTCGCAGTACCCGCAGTCGCGTCAGCGAGCACCGGCTCGGTCGCTAGGAGCCTGCAAGTGCGCTGGGGCAACGAGCTTCGGCAGAACGCCCGGCTGCGCGGCTTCCGAGTGACCCAAGCCACGGTACGCGGCTGCGCCGCCGGTGGCGGCGGCTACTACACCTGCTACGGCACGTACACGGTCACCCAGGGCGGCTCGTACGCGAAGTACGGCACGACCATCACCGTGTCCAACGGCGTGTGGCGCGGACAGAACGGACAACTGCTCAAGCAGTGGTAGCGCCACCGGGGTCCTGTGTGTCACAGGACCCCTAGCGCACAACCTGTGCTAGGCTTGGGCCAAACCCCCGACCGAGGAAGGAAGCAATCCCGATGGCACGACTTACCTACGTCAAGAGCGCCAAGGGGCGCAAGGACGGACGCAACCGCCGCTGCGTCAAGTGCGGCACCGAGATCAAGCCGGGCGATTCTTACAAGTGGCTAGCGAACCGGATCGGCCGGTCCAGCCAGCGCAAGGACTTCTGCGCCAACTGCCAGGTCCGCGCATCCGACCAGACCACCAGCCCACATCTCCAGGCGCTGTACTCCGCGCAGGAAGCGGCTGAAGACGCGCTGGGGACCGACAGCACCCTGACCCTGAGCGAACTGGCAGAGATCGTCCGCGCCTACGGAGAGAGCGTGCGCGAGGTCGGCGAGGGCTACGCCGAGTCCGCCGACAACATCGAGGAGGGGTTCGGACACGAGACGTACCAGTCCGAGGAGATCCGCGAGAAGGCGCAGGAGTGCGAATCCGCTGCCGACACCATCGACTCCGCCGCCGACGACATCGAGAGCATGGACGACCCCGACGCCGAGGAGTCCGAGTTCCTGAACGACTACCCGTTGACCACGTACCCGAACGGCCAGCCCACCGACCCCGATGACTTCGCCGACTGGGTTGAGGAGCAGCGCCAGGAACGCCGCGACGCCGCGAACGGAGCAGCAGAAGACGCGCTGGCGGAGGGACCGGGGCTCTGATGGACGCTGAGTTCGACGCTCGGCTGTTCCCCCCGGACTTTCCCGGCCTGCGCGAGCGCCTGTCAGAACGCCTGCTCGATCTGTACGACCGGATCGACAACCCTGACGGGCGTGCGCTCGCGCGCACCTACGCTGCCCAGGTGCTGGACGACGTGATGACGCAAGCGGAGCCACGCGACGACGGCAAGTCGATCCGCTGGGCTGCTGGCGGCGACGCGATTGAGTACCTCGACGCTGCCGGGAACGTCACCACCAGACAGACGCTGGACGAGGTAGCAGCCATCGCCTTCCCGAAGGCGTACGCCACCGAACCAGCGCACCTGTACGGCCGGTGGGAAGACGCGATGCTCGAACAGATGCGCCTGCTGGACTTTGCCCGCTCCTACGACGGACGCCGGGTCCTGGACGAGCAGGAGCGGGACATGAACGCTCGGCACAAGCCAGAGGCGCGAATGCCGCCCGGCTTCCTGGTCAACATGCAACTGCTGACGCTGATGGAGGCCGAGCCGTGCTGGATCGCGCCGTGCGTGGTGGATCTGATTCACCACGCACGCGAGACGTGGACGCCCGAGGCGGTGATCGGCAGCGACGCCTTCGTGCCGACCGGCTTCTGCCTACTGTCCAAGCCGATCTACCTCCACAACGAACCGGACAATCCGCAGGCGTTCCGCGCGCTCGCGTGGACCTCGATCATCGGCGACGACAACGAGTCCGGCTGCTTCTGGATCAGCGTCTACGGCCACGTGGACGACGACCCGAACCCGATGGAAGACGAGATGCGCGACTGGTGGCGACGTAACAGCCCGCTGCAACTCGCGCACTACTACCAGTGGACGTGGGGCACGCTGCCGAGCGAAGACGACGACCTGAACGTGAACGCCGAACCGTACGACGACAGCCCGGAGGAGGTCGTACGACGCGCCAGAGAGCAGGAAACGACGATGCAGGTGCTGTGGCGACTCAGCCAACAGCTTGTGCCAGTCGCACACAAAGCGCCGCGCGGCATCCGCCGAGACGCGAAACGCCGACTCAAGCTCAACCAGCAGAACGTCAACGTCGTCAAGCTCCGCCGCGAACGCACGGTCGGCGACGGCGAGGAAACCGACCGGCACTACAACGTCAGCTTCCTCGTCCACGGCTACTGGGCAGTCCGGCACACCAAGAACGGCCCACGCCAAGTCTGGGTACGCCCACACGTCAAGGGTCAAGGTCCGTTCAAGGACACCAAACGCGCCTGGGAGTTTATCCGTTAGACGCACGTCGTGCGCTACCCTGTGGGTGCGGCGCACCGCCGCGCTACCCGACCGAGGAGCACCCCATGAAGATCGCCTACGAGAGCAAACGCTTCAGTGCCGACACCCTCGCCGCCATCGTCCAGGCCAACCAAATCCTGGACGAGTACGCGGCGGCAGGCTACGACCTGACACTCCGGCAGCTCTACTACCAACACGTCGCACGGGGGCTGATCCCCAACAACGAGCGCAGCTACAAGCGGCTCGGGTCGATCATCAACGACGCCCGCCTCGCCGGATACATCGACTGGGACAGCATCGTGGATCGCACTCGCAACGTGCGCTCGACCACCCACTGGGACGACCCGGCCGACATCATCGACGCCACGGCCCGCTCGTTCAAGGTGGACCTGTGGGAGCAGCAGAACAGCTACGTCGAGGTGTGGATCGAGAAGGATGCGCTCGTCGGCGTGATCGAAGGTGTCTCGACCGAACTCGACGTGCCGTACTTCTCCTGCCGGGGCTACACCAGCCAGAGCGAAATGTGGAGCGCCGCGCAACGGATCGGCAAGCAGGTGCAGGCAGGTAAGAACATCACGATCCTGCACCTCGGTGACCACGACCCGTCCGGGATCGACATGACCCGTGACATCGAGGATCGCCTGAGCCTGTTCATCGCGACCGACTACGCGCACGACCTGATGGACAAGACCGAGGGCTGGGACGAACTCGACAAGTCAGATCAGGACTCCATGATCAAGCAGTGGATTAGCGATGCGCTCGACCGCTTCGAGGTCCGCCGGATCGCGCTGAACATGGACCAGATCGACCAGTACCAGCCGCCGCCGAACCCGGCGAAGGTCACCGACTCCCGCGCCGCCGGTTACATCCGCGAGTACGGCTACGAGAGCTGGGAGCTAGACGCGCTCCCGCCAGACGTGCTCTCTGGGCTCGTCAGGACGCACGTGGAGGGCATGATCGAAGACCCGGCATGGGACGCTGCCCAGGAGCGCGAGCAAGACGGACAGCGGCTCCTACGGCAGGCCAGCAGACGGTGGGAGGAAATCGTGGAGAGCCTCAACGGAGACGGGAGCGACTGATGGGTTTGGACATAACTGCGCTGAGCAAAGTCAAGTTCATCTCCGCCGACGGCAAGTACGACGAGATGACCGACCAGGGCTACGAGTGGATCGGCCGCACCAACCGCGACTGGCTCGACCGCGCGGACGGACGCACGAACGGGTACTACTCCTACGAGGAACGCCTCGACTTCCCAGCGGGCTCCTACAGCGGCTACGGCGCGTTCCGCCACTGGCTGAGCAGCACCATGCTCGGAGCGAGCCCCGCCATCGTCTGGGCGAACTCGCGGACATACCAGGACAAGCCGTTCTACGAGCTGATCAACTTCGCCGACAACGAGGGAGTCATCGGACCCGGCCCAGCCAAGCGGCTCGCCGAGGCGTTCGCAGCACACGACAAGCAGGCGTACGGCGACCCCTACTACGGCGAGTACCTCAAGTGGTGGCAGGCGTTCGCGCTGGCAGCAAAGGATGGGCTCGTAGAGTTCCACTGATGCCCGAGCGGGAGTCGCTGGCGGATGTGCTGGCGCGGGTCCGGCACTACGCCGACGGCCCGCCCGGCACCGACGCCTACTGCGACTCCGGCGGGGCGCTGGCGGACGCCGAGAGGCTCGCTGACACCATCACCCGGCTGACCGTCGAGCGCGACCACTTCCGCCTGACGCTCGAACGGATCGAGGTCGAGGACCACGAAGGCGGGCCCGGCTGGATGTCGAAGATCGCCGCCGAAGCGTTGACCCGTTACCGCACGTAGCTCGCCTGCGGGAAGCGCCCCGAGCGGCGGTAAGGTGGGGCTCGATGGAGTACGAGCGCATAGTCGTTCCCCGCCCGAACGACCCCCCGTGTCCCGCAGCGTCCCTCGTGGCTGAGGCGGCCGGTGGCACGGGGTGCGCTTGTCGCGTCACCGGCGACGTGATCGACACTCGCCACGACCCCTCAACGCTCGCCTCCTACTGCTTCAACCCCGAGGGCTACCAGACCTGCCCGACGTGGCGCAAGGACCGCGAAGCGCTGCTGGCCAGCAAGACCATCCGCCCACTACTGAACCGCCGGGGTGACCTGACAGCCGGACACCCCGAAGACCGGGAACGTGAGCAGGGGCTCGCGCTCGCAATCGACGCCCAGGAGCGCGACCGGTGGGAGTCGCAGCGCGAACACGACCGCTAGAGCGGGACCTGTGGCTGACCAACGAGAAGGTGCTCGTGTATGTGCTCGATCTACCAGAGAGCGGCCAGGCAGTGATCGAGGACTGCCGCAACGGCGAGGTCGAATGCGTCCCCTCCAAACACCTCGAAGGGTGGCGGGTGGTGATACCCCAACATGGCTGACGGGCTGATCGGACGGCTGCAAGAAGCAGTCGAGACACGCACCGGCAAGACGGTCATCGACCAGGACCGCCTCCAGCTCCTGGAGGCCAGCGACGTAGAACGCCGCGCGATGCAGAAAGAACTCGACCTGCTCGGCTACTACGTCCTCGACCAGATCGGCGGGCAGCCCCAGGAGGTCAAGGCCATCGAGCGCCGCAAGATGGCGGCGCAAGCCCGGATGGTCTGGATTCAAGACCCGGTCGCCGGAGCGAACGTGGACCTGAGCTGCCAGTTCATCTTCGGACGTGGCGTCCCGCAACCCAAGTGCGCCGACAGCAAGGTGCAGGAGGTCGTGGACGAAGCCTGGAGCGACCCGGACAACCAGGCGTGCCTGACGACGTTCCCGGCCCAGGTCGCGCTCTGCACCGACCTCGTGCTCCAGTCGAACCTGTTCATCCTGTTCTTCGAGGACGGCAACGACGGCAAGGTCAAGCTCGGCATCCTCAACCACGACCTCGTGGAGGACGCGGTACGCGACACCAGCAACCGCCTCCGCGTCCTGTACTACGTCGCCCGCCGCCGCGACTACGAGTGGGACTACCAGATGGACCGGGTGAGCCTCAAGGCGACCGCGAACATGCAGGCGTCCGGCAGGCCCGTCGTCCAGTATTACCAGGCGCTCGCTGCGACCGACCCCGCGACCGGCAAGCTCGACACCGACGACCCGACCTGCCCGCCGGAGAAGCTCGGCGATGGGCTCGTCTACCACATCGCGATCAACCGAGGCAGCGAGCAGGTGTTCGGCATCCCTGCGATGCGCCGGATCGTGAAGTGGATGGCGGCGCTGAACGACTTCATGGCCGCACGGGTGGACATGACCCAGGC